TCGATTTCTTTGCTTTCCTGAAAGATCGGGCCAGCAAAGTCCAATAGTAATTTTTTGTCTTCTGGTGATAGCATAATTAGTCTTCGTTTAGTTCGCCAAGCAATCTATCGATTTCATCATCTGATGTTGGAGTCTCATTCTTATTCGACTGGGCGTCGAAGTCAAAAGGAATGTCATCAGTCAAGTCATCAGAGTCATCAGACTTCGCGGAGGAAGCTGCGCTAGATGACCTAGGAGTGGCTGCTGGCTTGTTTGCAGCAACTTCAGGGCTCTTGCCATAGAAATGAATATCAAGAATTTCTTGAAGTTCATCAAATGTCTTAACCGGGTGGATTTGTTCCAGATCGTGAACGCTTTCATAGACCTTTTCGATTTCATCATCGCTAAGGTTAAGAACAGGCTTATTGTAGAAACCTGAAGAAGCGAACGTGGTGTAATCACCACTTGTCTCGGCCTTGATCTTAAGGTTTGCACCATCTGGACCTAGATCGAAAATACGAATACCGAACTCGTCAGCACCGTCACCAGTAAGAGCATCATCGATGATCTTCTTGATTTGTGGTCCAACGCGAAGGATCTTAACAGTTCCGTTATTTTCAGGTGTTGATGGATCATCAATCACATAAACGTTAACGAACCAGTTTTCCTTACGGCTGAGCAGTTTACCAAGTGCCTTTTCGGCTGGGTCTGCGCTCTTGATGAGCTTCCAAAACGTTTCGGTGATCGGGTCACGCTCACCAAAGGTTTGCAAGGAAAGAGTGGAAATATAACTTCCAGTCGTCTTGCTCTTCCATCCATGTGTGTAGTGGTGGAAGAAGGTTTTCTCACCGGGATTGTCCAAGTTAGGAATCAATCGGAGGGTGTATGTCTTCCCTGCTGGGAACTTCATAACATTTGCATATGCATTGCTCTTGTTTCCTTCTGATGACTTGTTGAGGGCATCTTTAATCTTCTCGAACATGCTTGCGTTGAATTTAGGTTTACTCATAGTTTTGTTTTAGTTTAGTTTAGTTAGTTTAGTTTTTAGTTTTGTTTTTGCTTGTTCTCCGAAGACTTTCATCCTCTTCGAACATTGGTATTTATTCCGAGTCGTTTGAAATGTCTTCCAAAAATCACCGAAAATAAAATTTAATATGTCAGACTCTACATCAGGTTTTGAGAATGTCAATGCATGTATCGTGTAGAAGTTGATGTGATGCGTTTTCAAATGGTTGATGTAGGCTGGGAGTGTGCTGTCGCCTTCAACGAAGGAAGAATACTCTTCCAAAGATATATCATGCGACTTGCAGAAGTCCAGAACAAATTTCAAACTTTTTTGAAGCCGAATCAAAGAGTCGCTGGAATCAGGATCTTCCGTCTCAACAAATTTCATGTATGTTGAATAGGCTTTAACAGCTTTTAAAGAATTGTAAAAATCCAAATCCAAATAGGTTTCATCAGTATGAATTTTGAAAGGTGCTTCAAAGAAATCATCCATGTCAATATGCTTGTGCTTTTCAAAAAAGGCGGCAAGCTTCGACAATGCGATCTGCACATCTTCTGGCAACTTACTAAAATCTTTCTTAAGTGTATAAGGTAGATTATTAGATTTACGAGTCACTACAAGATGGGTATTATAAATGCGCTTTTCTAATTCGGATATCATTTTTTCTTTTTCTTGTTGTTGAGATATTTGGTCACGTATTTGCTTTTGGATATGCTGGGATCGAAATCCAAGAACACTCTAACAATCTCAAAGTCGGTGTCAATGCACAAAATGCTTTTCAGGAAGTTTTTCATTTTTTCATTTTGCAATGTATAAACAAAAACATTCTGAACTGACATCTTCTTACCTTGCAAGTTCATTACAAACGTGCAATAGCACATGAATAAATGGGATTGCTCTGTTTCCTCAATGTCATTAGATGGGTCCATATTAATGTTCAGAAAGGGTTTGAGTGAATTCTAGGAATTTTTGAGTGATCTTTCCGCCTGCTGCGTGTTCACTTCCCCCACCATTGCAAATGTTTTCGGCCATGAATTTAATATTGGCTGGAGAATCTTTTTTCTTTCTGAAAGAAACATACTGAGTAGATGGATTCACTACAATAGCAACGTCGGCATTGTAGTTTTCTAAGAGTGTGGATGCAATTTCGTTGGCGCTGAATGTTGAAAACGTTGCGATGACATTCAAATCTTTGTAAGATCCAGAGAACAAACTTAGATTTTCCATTTCTGCATTCAATTCTTTATAAAATGATCCAGCTAGTTTCAATTCAGCTTCTGTGAATTGATTTACCCCTCCCCAAAAACGATTGACAAAGTTGTAAAACTTACGGCTTCCGCTTTTTCTAAACAAACCGTTCAAGATTTTAGCTTCTTTAGTTTTCAATTCATAGCTATTGTAATCATTTATGTATGCGATGAACTTTTTAACTTCCGAAGGAAAGTCGAATTTAGATTTGAATATTTTATAGATCATTTTCGAACAGGACGTAGAATCTTCGCTAATCAACTTGGATTCTACTGTCGTCAATTCTTCTTTTTTGTCTGAAATGAAGACCAATTTTTTATCGTCAGTCTTGTTGATCAAGCTCTGTTCCAACGGAATTCCGACTACAAAGATTTTATCATAGTTGTTTCTATTTTCATCATACCAATCTGGAAATTTTTGCATGAAATCTCCGAAGAATATTGATTCATATTCGAAGTTTTGAAACACGTTGCCCAGCAAAATAGCGGAGCCTACTCCATCCAAATCATTATTGGTCCATAGAAATACTTTCATTTACATAACTACATCATTTTGCGAATTTTTCAAGTAAAGAAATCTCTTCTTCGTTCATAAATTCCTCTTCTTCACTGGATTGTGTGATTGTCAATGTGGTGTAATCGATATTCATAGGCTGAATACCTCCTCTAGGTCCAAAGCGATTCTTCATCATACCCAATCGAATCAAATTAAGCTCTTGATCTTCTTCATTTTGGAAGATTGAAAGAATAACATCCGCAGTCGCAGCCAATCCGATAGATTCAGACAAACCTTCCATACCGGGATTGTTTGTATTGTATGCCGAACGGTTCAACTGAGTTGCTGAAATGATCGGACATTTGAAAATGTAGCTCATGGCCCGCACTTGCTCACAGATGTATTTCACACGCTCGTAGGAGTTGCTTCCCACAGTCGAGTGCAGTAGATTGACGTAATCGATTACAATGGCATCTACGTTCTCTCCTGAGTCTTTGAAACGCTGGATGAATGAAGTGAGTTGCTTAGGAGTGATCGTGCTTGGTGGGAACTCCTTGATGAAGATTTTACTATCAGGATATTGTTTGCTTTCCTGCTTAACAGAGAATCGAAGTGATTCGACTGCTGTATCAAACTCCTTCAATGGAATTTTAGTGATGTTTGAGCATATACGTTTAGCATACAGCATTTCACTCATTTCAAGGGAGATCACCAATACGGACTTGCCTTGTTTTGCGATACTAGCTGCTACATTACCAAGGAAAATACTCTTTCCGATGTTTGATTGTCCAGCAAAAATATACAATCCTTTACCGTCTCGTCTAAATCCGCCATTGATTAGATCATCTAACCATGGCCAGCCAGAAGAAATGTAAGCATCGACGTTGAGAATATCATCTGCAATCTGATCGATGTTTGAAAATATCTCCAACCCTTTATCTGTAATCAAATTGATGTTACAAGATGATTCGAATTGATCTAAGATGTTGGAAGTGTCAATATTACCTTCTGATACTTCTTGAGCAACTTTCAACAGAGTGTGATAAACACTCTTCTCCTTGAGAAACGATTCAGTATTTGAATACAGTTCATCCTTATTGAGATTGCTGTCCAATTCCTTGAATGACGACACTAGATTTTTAAATCCGTTTCGAAGATTGTCATCAGTCAAATATGCCTTGACTTCGGTTAAGGATGGCAATGATTGATGCTTATCGTAATATGTTTGGACGATTTCGAAATATTTCGCAATACGTTTGTCTGTGAAATAATCAGGTTTAACATAATCTGCAATAGCAGTCAAATAGGATGAGTCAATCAGCGATTGACGCACCAGAATTTTTTCAAAATAGTCAAGATCAAGATTCATATTTGTTTAAAAACCAACGTTCTCCAGCCTTCCAATCTTCTGTAAATTCTCGCAATCCGGGAGAACTGTGTGTGATTAGAATGTCTCCTACGCCAACTCGGAGGCCCATCTTATGGCAATTCAAAGAAAAGTCAAGGTCGTAACAGTGGAATCCAGCAGGATTGCTTTCGTCAAACGATGCTTTTTCAATGGCAGCACGATTCAAAGCCATAAAAACACCATCAATCATAACCGCTCGATTTGGATATTTTCCAAACGATGTCATCCATTTAGCATTTTCGTCACCATGAGCAACTGCACCGTGTAGATGTCCCTGTCCCATAATATGCCAGAGTGCAGGCGATTGCATGTTTACATTTGATGCTCCTGCAACTCCAACCACATCAAATTGGTCAAACAGTCGGATCAGCTTTGGTATTGGATCGTGTTCGAAAATAATATCATCATGAACCAAAATAAGAGCATCGTGGTTGTTTGCCTTGGCTCGATTGATCGCCACATTGTAAACTGATGCCAATGAATTTTTATTATTCATAAATGGCATTGTTTCGATACTTACTGGCGCTGACTTAAATGTTGTCGTTTCAGCAGGACTTGTTTTTTGACTTGCGAATGCGATTAGCGGGTTGGAAATATTCACAAACCCGTTCTACACCAGCCATTTAATTTGTCAAATGATTAAATACTGACATGACCAATTTCGGATTTGATTATTTCCTAGAATGCGCAGAACTCATTGAAGAAGCTAGAGAAGCTTCCCTTTTTGGAGTGGGCACACCAGCGTCTAAAAGACAGGGTGAATTAACAAATGAACTTTATAAAATGTTTGCTACTAGAAAGACCAAGCAAAATATCGCTAAATTTGTAAAGCGTAGGCTTCTTTCAGTATTGAACGATGAGTTTAATTACTTTTACATTTCAAAGAACGATATTTACAATGGTATCGATTATATTTTACAAAAACAAGGTTCAACATACGAAATTCCAAGAGATGGAAGTGTTGAAACTTATCAAGATCTGGTTACTGATTATGAAGAATCTGAATCTGGCGTTCCCTTCGAAGACGTTAAAGAGATTGAGGATGATCAAGGACATGTAATTCGTTCAACTGTTCCAATGATTCGTTATGCTATAGATCTATTGGACGAATTAGCAGGAACCGATTCAGATAGACACGTATTGTCTAATTTGGCGTTGGTTAAATTTCTTTCTGGCGAGAGCAACATCAAGCTTCTTCGATACATTAGCGGTGGAACTGCTGACAAACACAACAACAAAGCGATTTCGGTCGCTATGGATAATGAAAATTTCAAAAATTTAGCATCCAGCCAAGAAGGTAAAATGGCAGTTGATGATCTTTCCGCTCAAGATGTGTATGATTACATTCTTTCCGTTGAAGAAAGCGGCGCTGCTACATCTCTTGATGTTGCGAATGCAAGAAAAACTGAAATCACAGGTCTTGAAAATCAAGATTGGACTGCATCCGAAGATGTTTTAAGCCGATTCAGACAGCTAAAAGATAAAGTTGCAAGGCACAACATGTCAACTTCAAAGGGTGGTGCTGGTCAAACATTTACCGCTGATACTGATCTTTCTATCGGTTTCATTGGTTTTGCGTTGGCTGCATTGTCGGTCATGCAAGTGGGTCTTCGTTCATATTACAACAAGGCGGATCGCGAAAAAACCAGTGGTTCGACTGACCCATCAATCAATTCTGGTAAGTTGGATGTTGACTACGGTGATGAAACTGTATCAATTCCAACTTCAATAGTGAGAGAAGTGCCTATGCAAATTATCAATAGAACTATTGAGCAATTTGATAAACTTCAAAATACTGCTGATGGTTCAACTGCATCTCCAGAAGTATTTGAAAAGGCTATCCCTACCCTCAAGGCAAATAATCAAAATCAAACTGCGAAGCTATTGGAAACTATTCTTACAGCATTCAGAGAATTGCACCCAAGTTCTGAACGCTCTGTTGAAACGATCTTCCCGAAAAATGCTATTGATGAATTCTTCCCAACTCCAGAATTGAAAAGAGAGTTCTTAAAGATCGCAAATGCTCGTCAAAAAATTGACGATGCTAATGCTATCGCTCTTTTCAGTAAGAAAATGGCAGAAGTTGAAAGAATGATCAAAGCAATGCCAGATTTCGTTCCCCCAGCGCAGCCTGAAAAATCAGACAATCCACAGATTCAAAAATTCTTGACTCTGAAGTTTGATTATCAGAAAAAGATTGAACAAAATCCAAACAGTCCATTGAAAACTGCATGGGAACAACAATTAAATATTGTTAATAAGAAATTGCAAGATCTTCAAGCCTTAGAAACACCTGCACCCGAAGAAGATGACGAAGGAGCTTTTGGTTACATGACGGAACAAGTCAAAAAAGACCGCTATGTAAATCCAACTGGAGACTACGTGGATAGAGGTTATAAAAAGCCAATCAATCTTTGGCATTGGAGTCAAATAAATAAATAAAAAAAGGCGGCAGGTTTTTCCTGCCGCCTTTTTTATTATTCTTCTTCGTATGGTATCTCTTCTTCAAGAGGTGAAATATCATCTTCATCCTCCGGTATTTCCTCGCTGTCTATTTTATTGCCATACGACCATTCTGCTTTCAAACGAGATTCAAGTTCTGGTAGCAAACGCTCCCAAAGTTCAGCGTCCTTTCGCCATGTCTTGTAAAATCCAAGCTTGGTGCCTTCCCAATCGGAATATGTAGCGCCATTTGCAACAACCACGCCCATCTCCTTCATGATATCAAGAAGACCGTAATACTTATCAAGTCCAGTTGCGAAGGAGAGATACATCTCCCCTTCCAAATATTGCTTGATAAAGCGGTTTTTCACAGTCAACGCTCTGATGATAACACCTGAATAGCTCTTTTGAGCAGCTGCTTTTGTGTTATCCACAGTCTTACCATCATCATCCTTCATTGGCTTACGCGCAAGTTGAACAGTAACCGATGGAAGATACACAGCAGCCTTGCCTCCTGAGATATTCTTCTCCAGTGTTGGATACATTTGGCTAGGATCTTCATAAACATGATTAGTAAGAAGAATCGGAGTCTTGGTGAGAGTTGACATGTTGGTGCATGTTTTCAATAGACTCTTGATACTCTTAGCAAATGTTCCCATGTCGCTTGAAGTGCTTTCCTTATCCATTCGATTAAGCTCCAACTCACTTTGAAGGTTTGCTAGAGAGTCAATTGCAATGATGAACTTACCTTCCATACCATTTTCCTTGACCTTCTTAAGAAGATTGTAGATGTGGTTACGGGTATTTTCAGCTGTTTGCACAGTAAAATACTTAACTCGGCTTACATCAAGACCCATTGCTTCAGCACCTTCAGCGTCAATAGCACCTTCAGTGTCGTAAATCACAACTTGCATGCCCTTTTTCTGAGCATTTGCAAGTATCTTAAGAATAAATCCAGTCTTGAATGTTTGGCTAGGTCCAGCGAATTGAACAACTCGACCTCTAGGAACGCCACCATACAACGATCCAGAAATCAACGCATTCAAAACCATTGATCCTGTATCAATCCAATCATCAACTCCAGTCAGCTTGTTCTCACTAAGATAAGCTGAGTATGGAGCGATTTCATCAACGCTATCAAAAATAGCTTCGATTTGTTTTTGTTTATCATCTTTCGACATATTATTTTCGTTATTGTTTTTTGCCATATTTTTTTGTTTCTTTACGTTTAGCTTTTCTCATTTTCTCTTTAGATTCTTCTGAATGTTTTCTTCCTAGAAAAGATTTTCCCATATTTTTCTTTGCTTCTTCGGATTTAGGTTTTCTCATTTTCTCTTTAGATTCTTCTGAATGTTTTCTACCCAGCCGAGTTTTTCGCATTTTTTGTTTAGTTTCATCGGAGTGTGGTTTTCCTTTTCGGTTAGAATTTCCTAATCTACTTTTACTCATTTTCTCTTTAGATTCTTCTGAATGTTTTCTACCTAATCGAGATTGTCTTGATTTTTCTATTGTCTCTTTAGATCGTATCTTTCCTCTATTCGATAATCCTATTTTAATTTTAGTCTCTTCTGAGCATGGAATACCTGTATTATCCGTAGAGAATTTACATCTATTATAACCTTTTTCTGAGTTAGTAGAATCAAACAACTCGATATAAAACGCTTCTCTCTCAAGAAGAGAAGCGTTATCTTTGATTTTATCAAAATCTTTCACAGTTTCTAAAATTTCAACTGTGAAAGATTCCCACCCATATTTCAATAATGCGTATTGAAAATAAAACATACCTTTAGATTGTCTTTTAACATTTTTATGGTTGTTAATTCGATTTCTAAGGTTGATTGCTTTACCTATATAAATTTTATTGTTATTTTTACAAGTTATTTTGTAGATGCCAGCGTCGGTTGGATATTCAGAATAGTTTCCCATTCATATATTTAATCAATCAAGGTCGTTTATAGAGATAACTTTAGGATTAGAGGAGACAGCAACTGGAGCAGGAGGAGTATTGATTTTGCCGTATTGCTCCACAACACGATCATCAAGATCGACATCACTCAACACGATAGTAGACTTGGAATAAGTCCAAATATTGGTATTTCTGGAGTCTTTGTTGATAAACTCAAAGAAGAAAATAGGAAATGCTTGGACCTGAAATTGACCAGTTTGGTCAGGAGTCACAATAAACATGACAGGATTGTTGACTACTAAGGTAGTATCAGTTTCTGATACCTTATCAGCTATGATAGTTCGACCGATTTGGTCTTGGAATACGATTGGCTTTTGTTTCATACAAATACAATTTACACTATCAATTTAATAAATCAAGTGATTTCTCTATTTCAATAGCAGCATATTTTCCAACGTTGCTTCTTTTCTTACCTGCCAAGTCGTGCATCCATTTCAATTGAATGCGCAGAGCTTTTCTACGCTTTTCCAATTCTGGATTATTGAATTTTGCACCGTATTCGTTTTTGATCAGTTGATCCAGAACAGCAATCATAGTTGCTTCTGCATCGTCCAATCCCTTATTGTAAGCCTCTTGAATGGTTATCATATTATTCTGAAAATAGATCTAAAAGTTCACAACGTAAATTTTCAGTAGGTCTTCTCAGATACCATCCAACTGCTTTGTAGAAGAAATTGATATTGTTATACATCAGCTTCTCAAACATCTGTTCGAAATCCACCTCAAATTCATTTCTGAACTCTTCTGGATAATTAGTGCCGTATGCTATTACGTCAACCCCGTATTTATTCGGTTTTTTAACATTCAAATACCTGATCTTATCACCTTGTTTCAGTTTTGGATACTTCCCAGCAATTCCCATACGCTCAATAATCGTATTGTGGTAGTAAGCAGCTTTCATATGCTCTTGCATACCTTTTGCCATGTTGTTCAAGCCTTCGCAATTGTTCGCATACTTGTCAAATGTATTGATTCCGCTGATCCTAGAAATATTCTCATATGCTAGAGTCTTGAACGTCTCGTATGCTTGATTGAAAAGTCTATCAGATGACACCTTACTCTTTTCCGTGATCATATTTTCTATGATTTCCTTCAAATAAGGCTTTAGTTTTTTAGGCATTGTAGTTTTAACGACCGAAACTCCACGATATTTAAACTTGGAAGTTTTGAAACCTTCATCATCCACAAGATGCAAGACGTAATACTTCTTTTTGAGGAACATACCTGCATCGCAAATGGCTTCTCGCTTGAACACAAATCGAGGATCGGAACTTCTCAATTCAGAAGCTGCCCATGTTGTCATACCAGCATTCAGATAATCTTCAATATAATCGCAGAAATCGTAAAAATCTGAATTCAATTCCCCATTTTTGAACAATGGAATTCCTTTGTTTTGCACACACTTCAACGAAACGTGAACTGAGTCAGTATCATTGTAGATGATGAATTTTTCGAGAGTATCAACTGAGATTTCTGGAAACTTTGCTCGAACGCTATCGACAAACAAATCATTGGATTTTTTAATAACTGATTGTCCTGTCAATGTAACTGATGATGCAATGTCATTATCGCCCATGGGCGCGTAACCATTTCCCATGTATCCATAAAGCGAGTTTAGATTGATCTTATATGCATACTGAACTGAATCAAATCTATTCATGTCATCGGTCAGTTGCAATATTTCTTCTTTTGAAAGAGAATCATCTTCCAGTTTTTTACGACAATCCTTGAACGCCTGCTGCATCTTCTTTCGTTCGGCATACAACCAATCCAAATATTCAGGAACAATACCCTTGCGCTTTTGAGAAAACAAGAAGTTTGCCTTTGTCATACACAACTGTTCAGCAATTGCATACTGTTCAAACTTATCCTTTTGAAGAGAATACATCTTACCGTTCACATGATAAATGTTGACAACATCATCAAGCTCTTCGTATCTGCCAATCTTGGTTTCTGGAGACAAATTCAAAGAAATCATAACACTTGGATACAGCGAGTTGGCGTCAAAGATGACTAAGTTTTCACTAAGTCCTACAACAGGATCTTTGACATAAGCGCCCGGATTCTTTCCAGTTTTCAAAGGTCTTATGAATGTTGGAATACGCTGATCGCGCTTTCTAGCTTGCACAGCCAACGCGCCATTCATGATAGGAAGCGTTGAAATAGCTTTATCGATGTTTGTA